AATTCGTAATAGGAATAATCAAATGCGGCAACTGCAGTAAGATATTCTACATCAGTTGTTGTGATATCAAATGGAAGAGATGAAAGACTTGTCGGGTAAGCATCTACAAATTTGATTTGTTTTGTTACATTATTTGCTGAGTTCATAACAGTAAGTGTTAAGTCTCTATAATGATCTGAAGAAGTTGTTGTTGCGTGTTTTGTTTCTACATTAGATTTCATCCAATCAAAAATCTCTTTATAGTTTAAAAGATCTTCGTCAATAAGATATGATATTTCAAATGATCCGAAATTAATTTTATCACCGGCTCTACCTACATTAATTTGTTTAAAATTTAATGCAGCACCTTCAACTGATACATCAGGAAGGATCATTGTTTGAATCGTGAATTCTGCTCCAGAATAAGCTTGGCTATCTAGAGTTAAAACAAACGACGATGGATTTAAAAAGTTTGGCATAATGTTATTTATAAAGAAAAATCCCCCAATTAAGGGGGATTTCACTGTGTATATTTAGAAAATTATAGGTTAGTAACCTTACGTTTTCTGTAGTATACGTTGTTGTTATTTCCTGCAGTGACAAAAGGATTGTCAGCAATACCGTAACGAGTTTTGAATCCGATTTTCGGTTGGAAATCATTCTCACCGATTGTCTTCATCATGCTTAATGGAACATATGGGCAATAGAACATTCCAGCGTCATATGGGTTAGTACCCTTATAACCAACGTTGAAATAGTCTACACCAGCATATGGGTCAACGTAAACTTTGATGTTACCATTCAAAGTACCAGCAAGCAAGCCGCCAGTTACGTCAGAATCCATTTGTTGTGCACCTAATGCACCCATACCAGTGTCCATAACGCCAGCAGCATTTAATGCCGCAGCAACGTTGTTAGATACTAGTACCCAGTTACCCTTACCGCGACGAGTGTCAACAGCAATTTGGTTAGCTTCATGCTCAATTGCTTGAACTAGAGCTTTATAACGCTCAACTGACCATCTAGCACCACCGTTATCAGTAGTGTTAGTAGCATTGAATGTACCAGCAGCAGCACCACGAGTAGAAACTTTCGCGCCAATGTTTACAAGGCGGATAATTTCACGATTCATTTCAGCTAAAATTTCAGTTGAAAGAATGTTCGCAAGTTCTGTTTCAGCAGAAAGACCGTGGATAGCTTTAAGGTCTTGTGCTAATTCAGTAGTGTACTCAGCTTTAAGAGCACGAGACTTTGCAGTCACAGTAGTCTTATCGATTGAGAACGCCATTGAAGGAATAGCAGGACCAGAGTTACCTTGTGCTTCAGCAGTAGCCGTAGCATTACCTGAACCAGGCATATACTCAGCAACAGTATCAGCGTCAGTACCTACTGAACCACCTGAAGTAGGATCGTCACCAGAGAACGGATCGTTGTTACCAGCATCCGCAGCACCAGTATCGCCAGAAGCAGCACCAGAGAATCCAGTGTCAGCTTCGTTGAACAATGCTTCAGTACCACCTTGAGTGCTGTACTTAGACTTCATTGCAAAGATTAGGCCAGTTGGTCCAGTCATTGGTTGAACACCAACTAGATCAAATGCTAACATTGCAGGAGTCGCACGTCTTACTAAGCTAATTAGGACAGGATCCCAATTATCAATGTTTGAGCCAGTAGCGTTAGCAGCAGTTTCCGTTAAAGAACGTTCTTCTGATAATGCTTTTTCTTGGTTCTCTAGAACGACAGCAGTTACTTGACGCTTGTGTGCATCAGTAATCTTGCCAGCTTCTTGAGACTCAAGTACAGGAGCCCATTTTTCCTGTAATACTTGTCTATTAATTTCCATTTAAAATTCTCCTATTAGATGGACGTTGTGCGCTGTATTGCGCTTAGATACTTCTTCATTGAATCCGAAACATCTTGTTCTTGTGTATCCTCAGTAATAGCATCAACTTCCGGAGTTGCTTCTACCGCGGTATCTTTCTTAAGGTAAGATTCCTTAATTGTAGCTACTTTAGATGCAAAAGATTCGTTATCATCAGCTTCAACAGCCTCTGCTAATTCTTTTACTTTTGCCGCTTCAGTTGCCGCTAAGCCTTCACATGCTTCTGCTACGATTTCCTTACGTTGGTAAGTTTTAACTTGCTCAGCAAGTTCCATAGCATTTGCAGTTGCGTCATTTAACTGAGCTTTAGCATCTTTTGCTTCTTCAGATAGAGCATCTAAGATGTCTCCTTTATCCGAAGGCACATTGATGTGGTGCTCACTAAATAACTGACCTAGTGAATCAATAAATGACTCAGTGATTTCAGACTTCAAAGAATGCTCAATCGCAACTTCGTTATCCTTCATCCAGTTTTCGACTACATATGTTAAGTAACCGTCAACTTTGTCAACTAAATCTTCTTTAATAGCTTCAACTTCACCAGCTAGATCAGAAGCATATCTCTCTTCTAATTTTGCTGTTTCAGAAATGATTTTTGATTGCAGTGCTGCTTCAAAGATAGTCTCAGCTTTCGCTTTGAAACCTTCAGATAATGTATCTTCGTCTTTAATTAACGCTTCAACATCTTCTTTAAATTTCTTTTTAGACTCTACTGTATCGCCTTCAGAACCATCATCAGCTTTGACTTTCTTTTTCTTAGCTTTTGATTTACCTTCAAGGTCACCCTCTCCGTCTACTTGTTCTTTCTTAGCTTTACCTTCTTCAACATCGCCTTCATCTTCATCACCTTCATCGTCCTCTTCTTCTTCATCGTCTTCCACTTTAGCTTTCGCTTCTGCTTTTTTCGCTGCTTCGAAGATCGCGTCAAGGCCCTCTTTAGACATTCCTGTCATTGAGGCTTGTATTGCTGATACTGTACGAGCTTCCGTAAGAGGTGCTTCTGGTGTTTCCACCGTTGCTTCTACTTCCGTATCCTCTACGATAACCTCTGCTACATCTTCAACAATTTCGTCTTTAACTTCAGACATTATGTTTTCTCCTATAGAGATTATAGTTTAGAGAGGAAATGCTCAAAACCTGCCGATTGTTGCTCTTCCGAGAACGTCACTTTAGATTCTTTCACTTCTGTCTCACCTTCTTCAATTACCTTAACGAAATGACCAGGTCTATCCTGCTCAAAAGAAACTCCTTCCATAATGCCATTTACATATGCATTAGGGGCAGAAGGATCCTGGACAATATCAACTGTGTTCAGCATAAAATCATCTGCTACATAGTTAACACCATCTTTCATAGAAAGGCTTCCCATACCACGACTAGACACTCCAAGTTGCACGCCACCTTCAACAAGACCTTTTACAATCTTACCCATAGGGGTATCCAAAATAAGTGCTTTTCCCATCACATTATTACCATCCCATTTAAGTTCAGTAATTCTGTGAGAAACTTTATCCAAATTAATGGAAGGGCCATCAGGGTGATTCAATTCACCAACTGCACGACCTGTAATAACTTGCTCGTTGACAAATCTATCAACGGCTTTTGTAAGAACTTCACGTGTGTATATACGTCCATTCTTATTTTTGTTCTCAGCTTGCATAAAAACACCTTCTAAAAAGGTACTCTTCTTACCATTCTTAGCTTCCTCTATTGAATAGCCAAGTTGGTGCTGAGTATATTCTGTGATTAACTTCATTTACGCTCCCATTAATTTGATGAATTCTTTAACTGCTTTTTCAGCACTAGCTAAATCTTTATACTTATCAAGCTTGACACCATCAATATATAAGTTAAACTTGCTTGTGATAACAGCGGTCACATTTTTCTTTTTTCCAAGTTTGGTTAATTCCTTGGCTACCTTTTCACCCTTCGGGAGCTTCAATTTAGCTTCGATTACTTCATTAAATGATTCCTTAAACGTCAGCATTCGCTTCAACTTCCCCTGTCTCTGTCTCCACAGCAGGTTCTTCTACCGCTGGAGCGTCATTAGATGCTCCATACATTTTCGAAGCAACTTCTTGTTTATGATTATCCAATGCACTTATTATCTTATCTTGCATAATACTATTAAAAGTATTGTTGCTTTGTTGTGCATCACCCGTCTTTATATTGTCAATTAATTCTCTTGTTGTCATAATCTCTCTGTATAGTATTTATAAAAATGTTTATTTCCAGTAAACTTTATGTATTACAATATGTTTATATTGCTGAATTACTCAAATCTGGATTAATAAAGTCAGCATCCACTGGATCATCTTTATTATCTTTAGCAATTTGCTTAATCATCTCATCATCCAACTTCAGAATATTTCTGCGTACCCAGTCTTTAGACCAGAACGAACCAATATATTCATCCATCATTTGTAACGTTTCTATACGTTCCTTAAGGATTTCTGCATCCTTAAGTTCAGAATAGTAATTGTCTCTGGAATACTCAACAACAATCTCTTCGCGGATATTTACCCAGTCACTTGGCACAATAATCTTCTTCAAGATTAACTGCCTCTTCAGTGCTTCATAAAAAAGTGTTGAGAATTTATTACGGCAACGATCTATAAACTTTTGAAATTTAAGTTCGTCACGAGTAATTTCGGATGAGCGACCAACTGAAAACGCATCAGCTTCTGTTAGTCTGCTCATAGGGATATTTAATGCCCTATATAATTTGTTTTGGAAGTATTGAATATCTTCAATCTCACCAAGATTAGAACCACCTGGAAGTGTATCAATCTCAGTACCACGACCACCTTCTCTACGTGGTAACCAGAAATCTTCCATAATATTACGATGAATCTTCTCATCTTTAATATTTCCTGTGGTAGGATCATATACAACTTTGTTACGGTATTTGTTCATAGTAGAATTCAAATACTCTTCAGCTTTACCTTTAGGTAGATTACCTACATCAATATAGAATATTCTACGTTCAGGTGCTCTTGATATACGATAGATGACAAGGGAATCTTCCATCATACTTAATTGGTTAATAGGTTTAAGGGCTTTATTTAAGTAGCCAATAACCTTATTGCGTTCTTCGTTGAGTAGACCTGAGTTAACCTGAATAATAGAATCAGTGTTAATACGTAATCCTTCACCATTGTTTGTCATTACATCATCTTGATAAAGGTAATATTCACCAACCTCTTTTACAAGATCAGCACCAGTCTTTGGATCTTTTACCTTCTCAGTCTCTTTGATCTTACGAATCTTTGTAGGATCAATTTGTCTCATCTCAATTATACCAGCATCAGGTTTAGACTCGTTAATAATACAATGGAAGAATAAACGTCCATCTATATACCAACGTCTAAATGTATCGTATGCATTTGCAGAGAAGTTAGTTAAATTAAGAATCCTATTAAATTCATCTTGAATAAGTTCTTTAACTTTATCTGCTTGGTCTAAATTATCAAGGTTTAGTTTAGCTATAATACCATTCTCATCTGTAATTGCTTCATTACATATATCTTCAATAGCCATATCCACTTCAGGATAATTTGCTACCGAACGGTATTTCATGATTAGATCTTTATCATTTTGGAATTTATCTCCATTAAGATCCATATATTGGCCAAAATAACCACCTGTCGGTGATATCTCGTACGCACCATCCTCGTTATCTGGTGTAAACGATACTGGTTTTTTGTTGTCTTCTATCGCTTTTCTTTTAAACTGAAAACCGAATAGTGATCTACTGTTGTCTGCCATTTAATATTCCTTTATTCACTCTTTCCTAAATATTATTTATAACACTTAGAAAAGAGTGCCCGAAGGCACTCCTTATGTTATATCGATGATTTACGTTGTCTTATCAGATTCCCAATACTGAACTTGTAATTCAACTTCAAACTCTTCAATAGCATTTTCACTCTCGTAATTTAGTTCAATTGCACCTAAATTAGTTGGGAAAGTACCACGAATGTTATAAGTTTTCTCTACTGTACCGTCTTTGTCCAGCTGCTCAACGATCATATCCGCCATATAAGAACTAGGCTGTGTTAAACCTGTGTTCGCTTTATGTTGGTTAATACCGTTCATCCACTGTTCAAAAGAATTACGTACATTAAAGTCCGTATCGTTAATTATAGTAACCGACCATGGATCAAACGTTCTGTCACCAGCCACTTGCAATGTACGACCCCTAAATGGAACAGGAATCGGAGCTATTGTTGATGCTGGCATGCTTGTCGCTTTACACATGTACGATGCCAATTCTACATTCGCTGTAACATAACTTGGAAAAGCCATAGTTACTTTGAATAAATTAGGTCTAGCACCACCGCCAACTAGTTTGGCTTTCATATCATCTACGCCTAATATTGCCATCTTTAATTACCTCCTGCGATTTCACTAAACTCAACACCAGTTCTTGTGGCGATAAAGTTTAGAGTTATATAGTTAATAGATCTTGCAGGTTTAACATAAATGTCTGCTACAAACTTGTTCGTGTCAATAATGTTACCAGTATTATTAGTACCATCACAAACAACCTTAAAGTCTGTAATACCTCTACGACCCTGAACATCTCTTAAGAAAGGCTCAACCATATTTCTAAATTGAGCTCTCGTAAATTCATCATTAAATTCGAATAATGATGCTTTCGATGCTGCAGATACCGCTTTCTCAAGAACAATGAATAGTCTTCTAACATTGATTCTATCGAATGCACTTGGCTTAGCTTGTAAAGTTTTATCACCAAACAACACTGTACCTTGTCCAGGGAAAGTCACTATAGGGTTAACACCCGTTTTATATAGTGCATCTCTATCCGCTTGGTTAGGGTTCCATGCTAGTTTAGTAACATTACGAACGTTACCACGTGTAAATCCTGCCGGTGAGAACCATGCATCAGCAACTAAATCAGCATTAGCTGTTAGTCCTGCTGTTGATCCTGCCGCACAAATCCAACGATAAACATCATTGTACTTGTCATACACATATAGAGAACTTGAATCCGCAAAGCCATAAGACGATGAAGTTAAAGCAGTTCTCCATGCTGCTACATCCGTAGCCGGTGCTGCTGCATTTGCTGTTGCCGCTCTCTCAGGTGAGACAAAGGCTACCGCATCTTTTCTTGCTGCTGCTAAAGCAACTAAGAAATTACTTAATGTTCTTGTATCTGCTGCACTAAAGCCAGAATTTGCTTGGAACACTAAGTTTACATCAACTGTTTCTGCATCTGCAAAAAGGTTATACATTGCAGTAGTTTCACCTACCGTACATACATTACCGTCAATACCACCACCTAGTGAAGCACTTGCAACTGCAACTACTGTAAAAGCGTTTGCTACTGCAGATTCACCAGCGTCAGATAAAGCTGCTGGATGGTTTCCGATACGGATCCATTTTGATTTTGTGTTGATGTGATCTTTATAGTACAAAGATGTACCATCAGATGATTTAACATCACTAGCTTGACTTAAGAAACCAAAAGTTTCTAAAACCGTACCAGCTGTGCCGGATATTTCACCAGTTTCATCTGTTACTACCACGTGGATTTCATCTAATGAACCACCTACTGCAGCGGCTCCAGCTGATGTGCCAGGAGCACTTTCAACCCACGATTTCCAAGTAGCATCACCGTTAAAGCTTGCTGCTTGTGTTGCGAAATGAACTTTAAGTGCACTACCTAAAACACCAGGATGGCGGGCCATAACCCAGTCTCCAGCTGCGGGTGATAATGTACTAAAATGATCATCGTTTTTTGCTAATATTCCAGTACCTGACGCTGTTGCGTTACGTGCTGTTGATTTTACGACTCTGACAACTTTTAGCGCGCTGCCATAACTTAAAAATTGGGCTGCTGTTAAAACACTTTCCCAAGTGTACGAACCAGGCTTCCCAAACTTTTCAACTAATTCCGTTTCACTACTTACAGTATGTATCTGTTCGCACGGTCCCCAACTGAATGCTCCAGCCATGGCTCCGATTGTAGATGATGTAGACGGTACGACATTAGTCAAATCGATTTCTTTTACCTGTACTCCAGGTGAGACTAGATTTGCCATATTTTTTCCCTTGTCATGTTATTAATAAGATTATTCATAATACGTAGTTTTCTCAATATACTTATTTATAACAACTAAAATTTATAGGTTTCCCATCCTACACCGAATGGATGATTACTATCTTCTTGTTGTGGCATATGCCCAACCGGTATTACTTCATCTTCCATTTGCTTTACTTTTTGCTCATATAACATATGTTTCATGTTTACATCGGTAGATTCTGCAAAGAATGGTGTAGATGTAAACCAACCAAACATAACTAAATTCATCATAAGATCATCATGTGAGTTATGATCTGCTTGGTAAGATGATCCTTTCGCTACAAATGTCGACATTTCTCGAATTGTTTCTTCATCTTTTATGATTAACTTCTTTTGTGTCATGATATCTCTTATGTTTGAGCAGCCAATCCTTTTAACTTTACTTGTCATAGTAACACCAATAGCATTAGCCTTAATCATACTCTCTACAAATACATTCTCATATTCTAATTCATAGTATAAACCATTACATACCACTTGTCCTGCATCATTTGATTCAACCACTACATAACATTCATTATAATGTGTAGCATACTTGTATAACAAGTCAGGAAATAATAAAGGGCTTATCATATTATCACGGTATGTACATACTTGTACAAAGGGGTTACATGACACATCAACCACTGTAAACGTGGAATAATCTTGACCTCTTCCACGAGATACATCGACAAACATAAGATAATTGTGCCCTTCTTCTGGTTGGTCAAAGATCTTTACATTGTTATAGTATTCCTGTGGTTCTGTAGATCTTAAAGCTAATAAGACATCAGCAGATATTAATGTGTTTCCTGTGCCGTGAAAACTATTACCGAATTCTTGGTCAAACTGGAGTTCAGATGTATTCTCAACAGTCATTTGTTTCCATGCTTCATCTCTTCCAGGTACATCCCACCAGTCTACACGAGTTGGTGTAAATTCATTTGTTCCTTGTACAGCACCTTCATATAGTTTATGATACATATTACCAATACCATTGGCTGTAGATGTGATAATAATCTTAGATGTTTTACCAGATGAGATAACTGGATATGTTGATGTATAAAATTCTGCAGCGTTATCTACAAATGCAAACTCATCGAGGTAAACAAGGTTAAGTGACATACCACGAATAGAGCTTGATGATGTGGCTGCAGCAATGATTCTGCTATTATTAGAGAATCCAATAGATCCTTTATTGAGTGCAGTACATCCTGGTTGTAAAAAGAATGGTAGATTCTCTAGCATCAGTGTAATACGTGCTAACATTTCTCTTGCAATAGCATTCTTATTTGCTAGTACACCTACAACTTGTTCCCCTTTGAATATAGCATACCATAGAAGATACGCGACCACAGCAATGGATTTACCACTCTGACGACATGCCAAAACAATATTAAATCGATGCTCAGTAAATGAGTCAAACATTTTCTCTTGATATGGGTATAGGTCAAAGGGTATTAAGCCTTTGTCGAGGTGGATTACTTTACAATACTTTTTAGCAAAATATTTAGGATCATCTAAACACTTCTTGTATTCTTTTAATTCCTCTTTAGTCCAAGGATGTTCTACATCGGCACCCCGAACATTCGGATTGCCTAAATAGTTTGTTTCTCTCATTTCTCAAATAAGTCCGGTTCTGTTTCTATTACCTTTTCATCACGTAACATTTTTTGTAGTTCAGCTGTTGAGCCTATAAACACATTGTTATTCGTTGCTGCTTGCTGAGCAAGTGCTGTAGGTTCATCAGTTTTATCTTGTTCCTTCTTACTCTTATGAAGCTTTAAAACTTTTTCACCTATCTCAGCGTTTTGTTTAATTAATTGTCCAAGAACTTCAAATGCTCTCGGGTGCTCTGACTCACGCGCAAGCTCCATCATGAGCTCTATCGCTTCTTCACCTTGCGTGGATAAATCAAATAAATCTCTTCGGACTCTTTCGAAGTCCGAATCAATTTTACTTTTCGTGGAAGTCGATGTGAGCTTCTGGGTTTTCGTCTCCATGTTCATGGTCATCGTCATGTTCCTGTGGGTTTTCATAATATGTATTCCATAATTCTTGTACACCATATTTTGTACGGCTTTCATCTTTATTGCCACCTTCATATGGTATAGCTAAGTTCTCTTCGATAAGACTTTGGTTAGCATCTTTGCCATTAACCTCAATCGTACCAAGTACTCTTCCAAATTTACCTTTCTCCATATCTTCGGTTACTAGTGTAAATTCACCATTAGCTTCTGCCAATAGTTCTATCAATCTGTGTTTAGCAGCAAGTCCCCATGACTTCTCTGCCAAATTTCTTGTTCTACTCTCAGGTGTATCTATACCCATTAAACGGATACGATCCCGCATGAATACTGAAAAACCTAATTCTATATCTGCATCAATGGTATCTCCATCAACAACCTTTACTAATTTTGCATTAAATCTATATCCCATTACATTCTCCCTTATACGTCAGTGTCAAAAAAGTTAATCGTCTCAGTGTATGGTTCTTTAAAACCACCAGCACCGTCAGATGTTGTTGTACCTACTATCTTTTGTGTCTCAAATTTATGAGTAGTAGGATCAACATTCTCTGAATAATCAACTTCTGTCTGGAGAATTTGTTTGCTCTTACCGATACCTCTATAATAACGAATACGAGTTGAGAAAGACAAAGTATATATTATGGCTCTCCTCGTAACTAAATCACCCTCATAATCATCATTCATAGTAACACTCTCTAAAACTATCGGAGTGTCGGTTGTGATATTCATACTTGGAATATCTTTTATTGTTACTGTATACTCTGGCTGAAACATTGGAAGTATCTGCTCTAATAACTGCAGAGCTTCATCTTGTGTTGAAGCCAAAAGATTTAATTCAAATCCAACTTTATAAACAGCGGGCGCACCCAACTTGTTTAATTGTAATGTGTCCCCTGTTATTACCTTTGTATAATTCTTATGTTTAGATACACGTGCATTGGCATCATATTCCATAGATGATATTTCAAATGATAATCTAGGTAGCTTTAGTGCTATCTTAGGATCACTTGTTTGTTCATTTAAACGTGCAAGAACTTTAGTTCGTGGTGCATAACCTAAAGGAACTTTAATTTTTTGTAGTACTTTACCAGCCGAATCTTTCTTAACGACTTCCATATCGTTAAATATAGATCCAAAGACAGATACCATACGTCTTGTACTTTCATTATAGAAATGATTCTCAAACATTATGGATCTCCAAACGGATTAGATTCTGTAAAGTCTATAACATCATCACCAGCAACTTCGAATTCATCATTGTCAGCAAATGGATCTTGGTTATAGAATGTCTTCGTAGTACCACTCTGGTCAATTGTAATATATGTTTGTGTACCAGAATTTTTACCTATAAGTTTCTTCGTAGTGGCGGACTGAACTGAGAATGTCATAAATGTACCATCACCATTTGTGCTTTGATGTGGAGATATGATTGTTATTCTAGCTTCAGTACCTTCCCAACCAGCAACATAACCTTCAATATTAATCGGGTTACCAGATGAATCATTTGATCCAGTCCATTGTGTTACTAATTCGCCAAGCTCAAAGTTTGCAGTATTAGCAGTAACAATATAACTGTATGCTGTAGCATTATCCCATTCGATAGCATCAATCTCATCATAACCAGTATCAAAATGCTGATCATTATATTCAAATAACTCTGCAGTTAGTGTATAACTTGGGAGGTCTTGTAATTGATAGAATGGTGATTTAGGTTCTACATATTTAATCTCAAATAATCTTTGAGTCATTGTCATATATATTAAATCACCTTCATTAGGAGATGCTTGACCATCGACAATGTTTTGACCAACAGCCTGATCCCATCTACGTTTTGTTACTACAAGGTTTGCCTGATCACGAATCTCTAAACCAAATTTACCTAATAGATTACCATCACCTTCGAATCCTTCAACATTTTCTAAATACATTTCTACTGGATAGGCTTGCGTGAATTGACTCCACTCTTCATTTAAGAGGGCGTCTTCACCTAATGATTCGCGTGGTAGATATACCACATCTTGACCAAATACTTTGATGCTTTCTGTAACAAGATCCTCGTATAGGTCTTGTTCAGATCTTACCGCTCCTGAAAAATATACTGATGTAGCCATTCTTTATCCCATTAAAAAGTTGTCTGGCATAGCCCAAATCAACCTGCATTCTTCTTCTAAACCTTGAATCTCCTCAATGGCGTCTTCGTATATCTGACGTCCATTCAATGTTATACCACCTGGAAGCTGGAAGTCTTGGAACTTCATTAAGTTTGCTCCCCATTGACGTTTAATCAATGCAGTAAGATATTTCTTTAAATACAAATCATTAAAAACATCGGCATATGTTCCTGGATCTATAATAGACATTACTTCAAGAACTATAAAATCACCAGCTCCTAAATCTCCATAACCTTCATCCATATGAACTCTATTCATATGTCTACTAAATCTGATATGCTCTTCACTATTTAATCTATGGTCAATCAAAGATAATTTCTGTTGTGATTGTATATATTCTTGAGTTTGAGCTCCTAAACCTTGTAACATAAAGATATCATTAAGTCTCATATGGTAACCCATATCAAATAATGAACTACCAGTAGTGCCGGTAATCTTTAACATACGTACAACATTAGTCACACTATCAGCCACAGTAATATAATTATTTGTTATATCTGTTGCAGTTAGCTCATGTTTTAAATATTCACGAATTACACCATCAGAGTGATACTCTTGGTAGAATTGTAATGCTTCATCTGTACGATCTTCAAGTTGATCTTCATCTACATTGATTTCAATTACAGGTGCACCTAAATTCCTTAAGCAGTAATCTTGTAATGTAGCTCTTGTTGTAGGTTTTGCCATGATGTTTCCTTGTTATATAGACTTATTTATATAA